TCTCTGGAAACCCCAAATACGGTTCTGAGGGAATGTAAGGTCTACATAACCTGCAGGGTAGTAAGGAACTTCCTGTACATCAATTCCGAGAACACGAGTAGTACGTGCTCCACCGAATGTCTGACCTGTACCGTCTAGGTATGCCTGGCGGTTTGCAGATGTACCTGCTGGAGTACCAGCAAATGCCTCAGCAATAGCGTCAGCCAAAGTACCGTTGTGCTTGATGATACCCTGGAATGCGTCTGTACCTGCGTAGAACTTTAGGTTGTTCTTTAGTGCACGGTACTTACGAGGCATAGCCAAGATAATGTTCTGCATAACGTCTGGAGTCCAAGCGTTGTCTGTTACGGTCACTACTGACTCGTGTGCATCGCCGTTCTCCTTTGCCTTGTTGACAAAACCTTCCATGATACCGAGGAATGCACCATCGCCACTGTCGCCAGTACCGTTGATTGCAAGGTCCTCAATGTCGTTTGCGAATGCATTTGTCATTAGACGTACTAGGTGATCCTCTAGAGCACCACCTTCAATACCGTCTTCAAGTGCTTCTGCTGATACTTCCCAGTCCAAGCGAATCTTCTTGGTGGTTAGTTCAACCTTTGTGAATGCAGCACCAGCGTTGGTGTAGTCACCATTTGCCTGTGCAGCAGCACGGATAACACGCTCACCTACGTTAACCTTTTCAAGTTCCATTGTGTTGGCTCTCATGGTTACACGGCGACCATCCTTGGCGAGAACTGTAGCATCCCATACGTAGTCAATAAAACGACGTGCCTGCTCTGGGCGTAGGATACCGCTACCTGCCTCACCAGAAGGGTTTACTGCGTTTGGACCTGTTGTAAGTCCAGTCAGTGCGGTAGGAATGTTACCAATGGCACCACCAGTTGCGTAGTTACCAGGAACGTTATTACCTGCATCTGAACCTGAAGCGAATGCACCTTCTCCGTTAAATAGACCAGAGTCGTTGCCTCCTGCGTCAGGGTTATTCTTCTTAATTTCTTCCGACATATTGTTCACCTCCTGAGTGATTTTTATTTTTTATCTAAATAGATCGGCAGTTTTGAGGAAACGTCCGCCCCATAGGGATTTCTGAACCTGTTCTGGTTCATTTTCCTGTACGATCTCGCCTAGATCGCCAGATTTGCGGAAAGCGGTGTCTGCCTCAACAGCGTCTACCCTCTTTCCAAACTCATTAAAAATCTGCTTCGACTCGGTTACCTCATTTTTTACCGAGTTTAGAGATTTGTTTAGTTCATCGACCTGAGTCTGTAGTGACTTGATTGTCGATGCTAGATCGCTAAAGGCTGATGTTAGAGTGTCTTTGATCTCTGCTACTGATTCAGCAACAGCATCTGCTTTTGATACCTCTTCAGTAGTTTCAGTCTTGCCTAGTTCTTCCTTGTCGTCTTCTTCGCCAGACATATCGTCTGACTCTTCTGTGACCTCTGTACCAGGAACGTCATCTTCGTCAGCATCTGCTGACTTCTCTACTGATTCATCAGTAACTGAGTCTTCAACGTTTGGAGCCTCTTCTACTGTGGCATCTGCCTCTGGAGCGACCTGTGCTGCTTCAACAACGGTAGTTTCTTCAACTACCTCTGCATTTGTGTTGTCTTCAGTCATAGGACTTGCCTCCTTAATCATCTTAGTATTAATGCCTTTAGCACTATCAACTAAGAACTTTACCATGTCAAGTTTGTCATTATCTGACTTCTCAACAAAACCTATATTTTGCATTGGTGTGCCTGTGGTTGGGCTTACCTCTACTTCATTTTCAGAAATCTTTACAACGCCAGATTCTGGATCCCAGAATACGTTTTCAATTTCTACGTCAACTGCGTCGCCCTTAACTACATCTAGACCATTTACTTTTTGAACAGATAGAATATTTGCAAATTGGTTTGCTGGGGTATCAACTAGGGAGAGTTCCATCAGGTCATACTCTTTAATAATACGAATAGGGCTATCCATCTTTTCGTCATAGGCATCTTCGTACTTGTTCATTCTACCGCCGATGGAAAAACCAGATAGGGTGCCATCTAGAACCTTTTCCCAAGTGTCTTGAGCACCCTTTGAAACATATGCAGAAACATATACTCCAGAATAAAACTTCTTTGACTCTGGGTCAAAGTACTTGTCCTCTTTGAACGCTACCATCTTGCCAACAGCAATTGGTTGATGCATCTCACGGATGTTGCCACGAAACTTCTCAAAAGCCTTCATAGATGCTTCTGCAGTAACGATGTCCTTTTGACGGTCAACGTTATCAAGGGTGGCAAAGCCAGAAACGATTCTTCGTTCCTTATCTACTTTACTGAACGGCATCGATAGACGAACGTTGTCGCCTTCGGTATCCCAGTGCACTTTAGAAATAGTCATAGTATCTTAATTATAGAGCCTTTTTTAAACTTTATTACTAAATTATAACACATTATTGAACAGAACGTCCTTCACCCTTTGGATTTCTACCTGCAACTGTTGCGGTATTGTCCGAAGAGTTTGAACTTCTTTCTGCATCTCTAGTACGAGTCTGTTGGGTGTTTGCGGTGGCATCTGCTGCCTGACGAGCGTTCAGTTCAAGAAAGTCGTCTGCCTCTTCCATCTGTGGAAGCCCAAGTGTCTCACGTGCTTCATTTCTAGTCATAACTTGGTTTCTAACATAACGCTCAATAATCTGTGACTGAGCAATTTCGTCAGTAAGGGTTAGTTCATTAAACTTAAGTTCGACCATGTCGGTCTTTTCGCTAATGATCTTATTGATAACTTTTTCAAGATTACGCTGGGCTGGTCTTGCTACCTGCTCCTTGAAGGTACGGTCCTGTGCTAGTGCAGCAGCAATAGCAGCAGAGTCGCCACCACCAATCTTAGATAGTGGAACTTGGTGAGCAACCAGAATGTCGTCACGGTTGCGAATTCGGTATTCGTTGAACGATGCCTCTTGTGTACCGCTCTCAACAGCCTCCATCTTAAACTCAACCTTGTTGGTGTCGGAGTCTCCTGGTAGTGGAATGTAAAGGGTTCTGTGGTTTTGACCCTTTAGGCTTGTCTGTAGGAATCGGAACATCTTATCCTCTGCCTCTTCTGACAACTTTGCACCCTTGAGAGTAACGATATAACGAGGAACGCCCTTATTAGTGAAGTAATCAATGTTGTACTGTGAAGCCAAAGCGTCACCCTGTAGAGCACCTACAGCAGATAGAATATCTGGAACACCATAGAACGAGTTTAGTGGAGAGTATTGCTTGATGTGAATAATCTCATTTGGGCGAGGATCGTTGGTAATTGGGTTTACATTCTTTGCACCGAAGTTACGGAAGTAAACAACTTTGTTTCCAATAATCTGAATATATCCGTCACGCATTCTGCGAACTCTCATAGTTGTTGCAGGAATGTGTCCAACATAGCCAATCTCGCCAGTTACGGTTCTACCAATTTCAAGGTATCCATTTCCAGTAGACTCGTAGTCTGTCCAAACCTTCATAAATGTAGATGTCATTGACTCTTCATTATTTAGTGACTCAAACCATTCCTTGACTTCTACCTTTGCTCTTTCAACACGCTTACGAGCCTTGTCTACAGCACTTGCATTATCAGATGCCTCAAGAGCCATGAGGACTCTCTGGGTAGCCTGGAGTTCGTATCCAAGACCTACAATGTTCTCCACCTTTGCGTCAATAGCAGCGTGGTTAGCAAATGATGTGTCATAGTAGTTAGCCAATTCATATAGATTCCATGGTGGAGTAATTACGTCAAATAGACCGTATCCATTACGGTAAACCTTACCAGGATTGATCTCTTTAGAGTATGCTCCATTGATACCGCTGTTGATTGCTAGAGCACTATCTTGGTATCCAGGGTTGTTAACGTCTACATTGTTGTATTGTAGCGTTGTCTCTACAAGAGGATCATTATTAGCCTTTTCAAGCCTGTCTGTTCTACGCTTAAAGTTTTTCTCAATGCCAGAATACGACTTGAGTTCTTCCCATGATTTATTGAATGGGTCCTGAGCCTTAAACTTATCGGTTTGCTGCTCAAGTTCGTCTAGGTTGATATCCCTGATGTAATACTCTTCCATTACTGTTCATCTCCATACAAAGCAATTGTATCCTTGGCAGCCTGCACAGCACCAAGGTCATTAAGGTTTGGAATTAGACCTTGCTTCATGCGATCTACCTGCTCTGAGTATTCTTCCTCAGAGATTCTTTCCATACCTGGATAAAATTCAGCATGACCGTCTCCCTGCCCAAGATAGGTCGCTTCTTTTTTTAGTTTTTCAATTTGAAGGGCATCTCCCTTGTGTGATGGAATATTTAGAACGCTGCCGTGACCATCTGTAAATGGCTTTCCGTTCGCTTTAATCCATACATAGATACCCCAAGGGTAATCTTTTTGCAAAACTGTTACTTTAGAGTCACCAATTTGACCAGGAAAGCGTGGATTTTCGTTATTCATAACCACTAGTATACCATACTATGATGGTTTCTTAGTAAACGTGACAGGCGTAACTCTCTTATATGTTCTAAATCTATAGTTTGACAACGATACACCACTGGCATCATCAAAGATAATCTTGTTAGTTCCTACGTATGACTTGAAAATCTCTGGCAAACTAATTCCTAGTGAATTTGACTGACCAATAATAAGGACATTGTTCCAAGTATATGTTTCTGGGCTTGTACCACTGCCCTTCCAAAAATTCCAAAATAGTGTTTCATTGGTTAACGTTTCCTTGACCCTATCCCAAATCCTAAAGGTTGTGTAGATCTTTTCCTGAAGTCCTGTGGACTGATAGTATGATAAGTGATTTACCATAATTGGACCATTTAGCCTAAAGGCACCAGCATAGTTGTTTAAGTTTAATTTGGCTGCGAAGGATATTCCCAGCATTGACCATTCTTTAATAGAGATGGTTGGACTCTTTACAAGTTTTCCATTAATATAAAATGCCACACCATTTTCTTCGGCACCTGTATTTGCATTAATTGCGTAGATCTTTGCTCTCTGCCCAGTTGGGTGAGTAGCCACAAGATAGAACTTAATATAAGCGTCTTTCGACTGTATCTCAAAAATTGGAGTTGACGAATATGGGAAGAAGTCCTTATTGTACTTTAGAAGTATTTGAATTGCTGCGACATCAAATTTTGATGATACCTGCGAGTTTAGGGGAAGTGTCAAACCCCTATTTGTCAATGGCTCATAATCTCCAACCAACTCAATTCCAGAGTTTCTGCTCAGGAATAAATATGGCGTACTTCTCTTATAGATCTTAAACGGATTGGTCTTTTTGTAATTAAAGTAGATTCCGCTCTTTGTATAGGGATAAAGGGGAATGCCGAACTTAGTTCCAATTGGTGTTGGGGTCTTAACGTCTAGAGCCTGAGAAGCCAGTTCGATGCTATATACAGAGACTGGCTTGGTCTGAACACCATTTGCAATCATGTCCACGTGAACTACTATTGCTAGATCAGAGAACTTAATTGATTTGGGTGGGTAGATTACTGTGTTGTCAATTACCTCATATTTTGTATTTACCCATTCATCGCCAGCCTTAATTAGATTGTTATTGCTTACGCTTTCGGTGTTGGTATAATTCTCTATCGGGGTGTTTGCTCCACCACTGACATACTGAAAAGTAATATATGTTTTTACAGAATACTCGGTTGTGTCGTATACATATTGAGTTTTAGTTCTATTTTTCAAATCTGCATATGATGCATATCCACTAAAAAGTTCGTTATCTAGTTCGGCATAGGTATATTGAACTGGACTTAAATATTCAGCCTGAAGTTCACCATACGTCCAACTATCAGTTTCTGTTTTTTGCTCCAAGAACTTTCCTGGTGATGGATATCCAATGTTAAACTGTATAAAGTCAAGGTCGTAATAACTTCCAGACTCTGCGTCTTTGACATACTTAGCAAAGTGCGAAAGTGGAACATAGTCTTCCCAAGTTGAATGTGTAGAAACATCCAGCACAAAGTTTCCTAGGAATACGGATGGTGTCATCCTATAAGTTGCTACGTGTGCATAGAACCTGTCTGATAGCAATGCATATGGATCTCCACCGTCAAGTACCTCTGACCAGTACTCTGGGTCGTTTCCAAAATAAGTATATCCTGCATCATAGATTACGTTTTGGAAGGAATCCTTGTCCATGGCTATTCCATCTTCAGCAAACATGTAGGCTACCACTTTTGAATTTCTGGTTGTGGCAAGCGAAAAGTTATAGATGTTTCCTAAATATGTGTTTTCAAATGTGGTGTCTCCAGCAATAAAGATTTCAAGGTTATTTCTATTTGCAAAGAACTGAATAAGTTCTCCTCCGTAGTATGAAGAGACTATGTCTAGATCAAATCCAGCAATAAACATTTCTCCAACAATGTTAATTGGAACAGTTTTTATTGTTTCACTGGTGGCTCCATTATAAAACTTATAGAGAATATCCTGTCCATTTGCAACAACACTAAAGAACTTGCCAGAACTCTTATCTCTAATCTTAATCAATAATTCATCATACTCTGAGTACGATACCGTCTTAAAAATACCGTAAATACTCTTAAGGTTGTTTGAAATAAATGAAATATCTTCTAGGTATAGATATCCGCTGACATCGTCCCAGTTTCCATTTGGCTTCATTTTAATATATGTTTCAGCCTCATAGTTATTTAGGATCTGATCATTTAGCCAGGCTGCTTCATCTCCAGACTGCAAAACAATGTCTGGTAGTGGATGTTGTGGTGCCGATATAGAGTTTTTGGTAAAACTAATGTTATCTGAAATACCTGCTGACCAAGCACTGTTTTTAGGAAAAACAAAGTTTCCTGCATAGTTTGAACTAGGATAGTCAATTACAACTGCCTTGCCGTCATATGAGGAGTTTAGATTTTCTGGATATTCGACATTTTGACCATATACCCATCGTCTTTTTGCAATGGTCTTATCGATATCATATGGGTATATTGCAACGCAATCTAAGTCAACAGATACGTCATCTGCGGAATAGAATCCTAGCCAGTCTTGATCCTTACCTGAAGCACTGTATTGCTCTGGCAAGTATATGCTATTTGCATCTATTTCAATACTGATAATCTCTTCTGCGTTAACAACTAGAGACACTCTTCCTGGAGTATACTTAAGGTGAACAAGCATTGGCTTACCCCACTCAGAGATAATTCCTGCCTTGACATTATCAGAAATCTTTAGATAGAAACGTTCGTGATCGACATAAACTCCGTCTTCAGATGATACTGGTCCAAAAACTTTGTGCATTTCCGTAGAGATAGAGTCTACTCGCATCCAAGCCTCAAAAGTGTATACTGAGTGTTTTCCAGTAGCATTTAAAAATCCCTTGCCAGGAACTATTAGTGATGGTAATGCATCGTTGTATACTAAACGTGTAACGTTGCTTGCTCCAAACACCAATGGCATTCCAGCATTTTTTGCAAATAGTTTATTTACTGATGCTAGGTAGTATCCGTCTAACTCTTGTAGACCGTAAGCCTTGGCTACCACAGCCTTTTCTGCACCGTCTACTGCAATATTTGACGGAAAGTCTATAATTTCACCAGTCTGATCTTCTTTGTATATAAGACCTAATGACTCTGACTGGAATTCTTCTGACCACTGACCAAGACTAAGACCATTGATGTAGAACGTATACTCTGTATTTGGATTTTCACTATCATAATACTCAATGTCAATAAACAGATTTACGTCACTAGTAAAGTTTGGAATGTCGAAGGTTTCTGCTATATAGGTCCAGTTTTTATAAACTGTTGTATCAAACTTTTTAGATACCCGAACAAGTTGTTGCGTAATCTCTTCGGTATATGTGAAGCCAATGGTGATTGCATTTATATACTCTGTATCTGAATAGAAGTAGGTGCCAATAGAAAATGTTGCTAGGGCTGGGTCCATATCTTCAAAATTAAATACTACTGGGCTTGTCAGTCTAGCCTTGCCAACAAAGTCTGAACCAGACCACTTAGTGGAAATAATTTCGTACAGCCCTCCAGGTAGGTACTGACCCAAATTTATAAAGGTTTCTGATATTTGAACATCATCACTAACGTCTACATCTTCTGGAACTGTCCAACCATTTGTCAGGTCTCTATCTGAATCTTGTAGGTACGATACGTAGTCTAGTTTATCATCAAGTGCCCACATGGCAATTGGATGTTCGCTATAGGCTTTTTCAGCATAAATGTTAGATGGACTGGGCATAAAATCTCCTAGTCCATTTTATCATAATTAGTACTTACTTATATGACTTTCGTTCCCAAAAGTTTTTCTTATAAAA